GTAGCCTCACTAATTGCAACTACAGAGCCATCATTTAGTTCATAATGGATTTTACCTTCAATTACAACATCCAGTTTGTTTAGTTTTCTAATTTCATAAACAACTGGATCTACTGTAAAGATGTTGGAAGAAGCAAGTTCAATATATGATTCTATTAGTGTATCTGTTACTTTAACGTCTTGATATTCTTTGATAATATTCGCTACTTTAATATCGGAAAGTTCTTCGTATGTCTCTTCCGATATCTTATCGTTTAGTTTTGCAGAATATGATTGTGTTTTAATATATTTTTTTGCTTCTTCCAAGCTCTCAAACTGTGTTAGTTCTCCATCAATCGAAATTCCTTCTTCGGTTACTTCAATTAAATGACCAAAAGACCTAACGCTCTCTTGAACATTAGGCTTTAGTGACTTGGAGAATTGATTAAAAAACATTATTCAGCTTGCTCTATTTCAGGAGCAGGTTCCTCAGCAGAAACTTGTTCAGCTTCTTCCTGTGGAGCTGCGAACATACTTTGTGCAACTTGTGTACGCATATCATCTATTCTTGCAGAAATTCTTTCTGCCATTGCAGCGTTAAATGATGTTTCAATACCACTAGCGTCACCAGCTGCCAAGGCATCAATTAAATCTTTGGTCGTCATTATTTTTTCTCCTTTTGGGTTTTCTGGGGCGACTGTGGTGGGGCAGCTTCTTCTGTATCTTGCGGAGCAAACTGTTTCAGATAAGTTTGCTGAGCTGTTTGGGTGATACCAGAAACCGTACCATCAAAATCTGCTTTATGCATTTGATTAACCAAATCTTCTTGCATTTCTTTATCCATGTTTTTAATATCTTCTTCAGACTGTTGCAGTACATTCTTACGTACCCAATCTGACGAATAATATCTTCCAACATATGGATCTAATTGTTGCAGCATAGTTATACGCTGTAACAATATCTCATTATCTTTTAATTCGCTAAAGTGATTGTCATTATCATACACGAATCTAAATCCTTCGCGCATATTATCCCACTCATCAGCTCGAATAATTCCCTTGACAATCAACTGAACTCGTAATGCTTCTAAGAACAAAGTAGAAAATCTATTACGTAGTCTCTTTACAAATTTAGAAAACTTAATTTCGTCTCTAGTTATTTCAGTAGAACGACCCAAACTAAATCCCGTAGATGGTTGCAAACGAGAGAGCGGTACGTTCAGTGCTTGAAACAACTTTTGTTGGAAGTACTGAATATCTTGGATCTCGCCAAGATTTTGACCACCTTGTAGTGTAGTGATCTCAGTACCTTTGCCACCCTCACGACGTGGCATCCAAAAATCTTCCATCATAGAAAGATGCTTACGGTCATCACGGACTTCGCCTGTGGTTGCATCGTAAACAACTTTATTTCTAAACTTGTTCATAATCTGGTTAACGTATTCTTCTGCTTTAAGTTTTGGCAGATTACCAACGTCAACATAAAATACTCTACGCTCTGGTGCTCTAGAAATTCTATAGATTACAGAAGCATCTTCAATCATCTTCAACTGGTTAACTGGTTTGATTGCTTTGTGTAGATGAGAAAGCATCATACCAGTATTTGCATCTAGCATACCAGATGGAGCATAAACAATTGAATCAATAGAGAGTTTTACACCTTGTGTTGTTTGTTCTGTAATTCCTTTGTCATTATAAAGATAATATTCATCAATTTCTTTAATTACATCAACACCTTTTGGAGTGCGCTCTTTTTTGATATTCTTTATGCGACGAATTTTGCGAGGATCAACGTATCTTAACTCAACAATCCCCTGCTTAATATTATTTTCGTCAAGTAAAATGTGATAATAAACACGACCATCAATATACCAAGAGCGGAATATATCATGTCCTCTTTCACTAAACTTTAACAGTCTTAAAACTTCCTTAAACTCTTCCTGTATTTTATCTTTAATACTGGCAGAAAGTTTTACTTTTTCTAAATCTAATTCAACGCAGTCTTCTTCAGAAACTAATGTCTCATTGACAATGTCATCAATCGCTGAATCTGTATCTGCATACTGAGCAATTTCGCGGTATCTTCTGATGAGGTCATTTTCGTTTTTAACGACACCCTCAACATCCATAACCATACCATAGTATGCAGCTGCTGAATTAACAACTGTCGATCCATCATCAGAAGATGGCGTAACAACACTTGCCATCTTTTCTGATGAATCTTTACGTTTTATTTCAAACCCAAAAATTTGCATAATTTAAAAATTAAAAAGTTAATTAAATTGGAAGCGGGAAGCTGCCGATTGGTGTATCAATTCCCACGTTAACTCCAAAACTGGAACCACCTGCGCCAGTATTAGATGTGAAGTAGTTGTAAACAAATTCTACATCAAACGACTCGATCTGATTCTGCTGGTCAAAGTCCAAAGCGATTGGACCAATATTGACTGGCATTGCATCAACAAACTTGTATGATTTAATAATAGCGCCACTTCTATCTAGCTGGTGTACATTTAGATCAACTTGATAAGAAGTTGGATTTGTACGACCATCAGTGGTGCTATAATTTTGAATACCAGTTTGCCAAATCTCAAGAGCATTTCTAATGTTGAAAGTTGTGTCGTTGTAAATCGAAACAGTCCATGGCTGGAAAGAACGCTCACCTGCAAAGTTTACTGGGCGCCCACGATACAGAACCGTAATTGGCTCGATCGTAGATGCTGGTAGCTGTGCCGATCTGCATAGAAACTGTGCTCTTTGTCCAGCAACGACTCCCAGTGGTACGTAAGTTGGGAATGTTAACTCAACGCGAAATTGATTTGGGCGAGCACCGCCTCCAATCATCTGCGCCTTAAAATCAGCAATATTTGCCATTTATTTCTCCTTGATTCTTAACTATTTATTACGCTATTATTAGCCACCAATTTCATTAAAATTAACAGAAGTACGAGCAGCGATAAAGTTTAGAGTAATAAAGTTTATTGAGCGTGCTGGCTTAATAAAGATATCGCCAATAAATTCATTGCGATCAATAACTTCACCAGTGTTATTAGTTGCGTCGCACTTGACCAAAAAGTCGGTAATACCACGACGACCTTGAACATCACGCAGGAATGGCTCAACTAAGTTCTTAAACTGTGCACGAGTAAACTCGTCGTTAAACTCAAACAACTGGAATTTAGAAGCAGTTGCAATCGCCTTTTCCAAAACGATAAACAAACGACGCACGTTGATGCGGTCAAATGCGCTTGGCTTAGCCAGAAGAGTTTTATCTCCAAACAGAACAGTTCCCTGTCCTGGGAAAGAAACTACTGGATTAATACCATCTTTATAAAGAAGGTCGCGTTGTGTTTTATTTGGGTTAAATGCAAGTTTAACTATGTTCTTAATTTGACCACGATTTAATCCAGCTGGAGAGAACCATGGATCATTGGTGTAATCTGTACGAGCACAGGTTCCAGCTGTATCACCGTTCAATGGAACATAACGATACTTGTCATTGTAGCGATCGTATTGATATTTGTAACCAGAATCACAAACTCCGTAAGAAGTGCTTGGAAGCGCATCGCGATATGATATGGCTTTTGTTACGGCTGAGGCATCTGAGGACAGAATAACTGCACCTTCACTATCAGCAACAGAAGCAAACACAACGCAGTCTTTACGAACTTCAGCTACGTTATTAATTACGTATGCGGCAACTGTAGCAGTAACTGGTCCAAGTGGCAGAAGGCTAATGTCATACTGACTATCATCAGCAAAAACAATCCAGGCTGTCTGCAGTTCGCCAGCAGTAGCAGTAAGGTCATCAGTTCCACCAGTTAAAGAACGTGTAACTGCTGAGGTTAAATTGTTAAATGTAGTTGTTAAAGAACTTCCCCAGTTTGTACCACCAACGATTGTTGTATGGTCCATCCAGTAGATAAATTTAGATTTAGAGTTGATAGCATCTTTGTAATAGTTGTTAGAGCCATCAAAAGTCTTAGAATCAGATGCCTTTGAGAGGAAAGAATACTTTTCTAAAATTGTTCCAGCGGTTCCAGACCAGAGTCCGTCCTCATCAACAATAATAACATGCATTTCATCGCTTCCTCCACCTACAGCAGCAGCTGCAGAAGAGGTTCCTGGCTCTCTTTCAAACTGATCTGCATAAGCCCAGTTTGTAAATGAACCAGCATCAGCCATAGAAACTTTAAGAGAGTTGCCCAAAGCACCTGGATAGCGAGCTGCCCACTCACCAACAGTACCTTGTCCAGTAGAGTATGATGTCAGATATTCTGCGTTATTTTTAATTTTAATTGAAGTGCCAGAAGATACTGCGTTTGTAGCAGCAGTATCGGCACGGCAAACTAACAGGTTATTTGTATAACTGAGGAAGTTTGCAGCAGTGAAAAAAGACTGGAAATTTGAATCGGTTGGTTTACCGAATATACTTACGAGTTCGTTTTCAGAAGTGATTGTGATTGGCTCTAAAACTGGACCCCACTGGAATACGCCAGCGAAAGCGCCAGCAGAACTAGAAACAGCAGGAACGATAGATGTAAAATCTTTCTCTACGACCGCAACACCTGGACTAAGTTGGAAAGGCATTGTAATTCTCCTTAATTACATTGTTATATGTTTGCTACATGAGCAACTACTGTATATTTATTACAAACAAAATTTCAAAAGTTTAATGGATTTCCTTCATCATCGCGACCATCATTTTGAAATCCAAAGGGAGTTAGCTCGTCTTCAATGGCTTGAATCCTCTGTTTGTACATTATTTCACGTAGATTTATATTATTCAAATCTTTAAAGTATGGGCTCGCAGTCAGCCACGAAAACAGCACTAAAGTCATAACTAGATCGTCATTGTAGCCATCGTCTGCAGCATAGCTACCTTTACTCTCGATAAATGTGGAAATCTCAGATATTATATCAGCGTCAAATATAAGGAGTTTTTTCTCCTCTACTAAAGACTTAAAGTTATGACATCCAGTTCGTTTGACCTTCTTGTCGGTCATAACTCCCAGCTGAGTCTTTCCTCCACCAAATCCACCAGAAACAACCTGCCCAGTAGCAGTCCTGTTTACAAAAAGGATATTCTCATATTCTAATTCAGAATGTAAAATCATTGGAACCTGATCGCTGTAGTTTAGTTCTACAAGCACATAGGCTTCATTGTATTCTTTTGCAACCTTATGTATTACGTTTGGATATAATAAAACACTTATCTCATTATTTCTATATTTTGCCACTAATTTGTATGGCGCTCCAGTTATATCTATTACGGTAAAAGCTGAGTAATCCTGACCAACTCCCTCAGCAGTGTCAGCTACCAGAACGTAAGTATGTTTTGGCTCTGGTGCTTCGTATACATCTAATCCGTCTCTAGAGAGAATTGGATTATTAAATGACATTTGAGCAATCGTATCAGCACCGATTAAGGTTAAACTAGAACCAAGGAAGTTACAAAGAACCTCTTGATTAAATTTCAGTTCGCCAAGAGTTGCCTTTTGTTCAGCTGCCCACTTCTCATCGCGACCTGGTATTTTCCAGTATGGAATAAACAGAGTAACGAAACCGTTTCGCCCCTTCTCAGCATCATTCCAAAACTTCCAAAAATGATTATATCCGTAGGGAGTGCTGCTTAAAAGAATCTTTGTTGTTTGACCAGCAGAAATCGTAGGATAAACCGAAGTAAAGAATTCTTCAGCCACTGTATTTGGAATAATTGCAGCTTCGTCAACATACAGTAAGTTTACAGATTTACCTCGAATGCCAGAACGACCAGTTGCAGCTGTAAATACTTTTGATCCGTTTTCTAATTCAATGTCACCTTTGTTCCAAGTAAGAACACCCTGCTGCATCCAGCCAGGCAATCCCTCATACATTATTTGATATCGATCTAAAACTTCTCGAGCAGCATCCTTTTTGTTAGCAAGAATCGCTACATTTTTGTTTGGTTGAAATAAAGTATACCAAAGAATGTAGGCTG